ACGGATCGTAAATCCGAGTTAAAGTAATTGGTCGTTCAGCAACTGATGTACTTTGAACTAAAAACATTGACCCGAGCGCTACGAACGCAACCAATATTTTAACTTGGCGCATATTCTCCCGTTGCCCAATTCTCGAACGTTTCAGGCCGACAACTTTCGCACGGCTTAAACTGTTCGTTATCTTCGCCGACTTCAATCCAGCCGCTATCACACTTTCTACAGTTCGCCATATCTTCTTTACGACTACTTCGTTGTTGAGAAATTTGCTCCTTTTCGCTTTCTTCCATAAATTCATTTAAGCTAGGACACCGCTGCCAGTTATAAATAAAATAGTTAACAGTTCTACTAACTACTGCATCAGATAAAGATTCCCACGCTGCTAAATATGTTGGTCTCATTGCGCCAGTATCAAAGCTGGTTGAGTACGCTCCGATTAATTTACTAAAAGCACTATCTTTTATAGTCATATTTTGCCTGTCTTAGTGTCGGAACGAATTGCGTACACGATATTTTCAATGTGGTAGCAGCTTCTCGTCCAGCATATGTAAGTACATGAGCGAAGCCGGTATTCCCTGGCGTCGTCGGTTTCTCAACTGGCCGACCAAATTGATCAAAGAGATAGGCCGCCAAATCTTGCTCACGAAGCTCACCGATTCGAGTCGCTGCCTGATTCGCCGAAATTGACTCTCCACTATTGTTGATAACGAGTTTAGATAGGTCGTAAGCGGTCAAACCGTCTGAGTCATACAGAGCTAAAAGAGCTTGCGCTTTCTGACTTCCTGATTTTACTTTGATGGCAGCTTTAAGACTTGTGGACGGGTGGTTGTTTCCGACTTGCCCACCTATTTGGTCGGGGTCGAATCCCCACAGATTTGGTTGGCTCATTCAGACACCGGCCTTTACATCTTCAAGCTCTGCTCGCAAATCTGCTAAATCTTTGTTGATCGATTCGACATGTTCAGGATCGCAACACTTCAAGTCTTCCTCAGATTCTTTTATTTGTTCCGACAGCCTGTCAAATTCGAACGAGTCGATATCGTCGCTGTCGAAGTAATCGAAATTGTGGTTTGGTTCTAAGCAAGAATCAGACATTGTTCTCTCGTTCCTGATCATAGATTCTCTCCGGTGTTCCCATACTTTTTTTTGCGATTAGGAGCACGTTCGTTCGTTGATATCTTTCTAACATTTCGATCATTGATTCTTTGCCTGCTTTAGATCGTTGCGTCTGCCAAAAAAATTGGCTGAGATAAAATACGACTCCGAATAATGCGCTAAAAACGAATAAGTAAAACGCTAGAACTACTATTAGCTCCATCACTTTCCTCCGTATACGTAATTTGACATAATTTGTATTTGTAATTTATGTTGGTTTGTAGCAGCTATTTCTTCAATCTCTGCTAGACGAGAAGCTGCTGCATCGAAAGTGTGATGATGGCTTTCGTGATAATCGTCAATAACTACGGCAAAGCCTTTATCTACTAATTTGGAAAAGTCTCTTATCTCCATTTGGTTTCTCCTGTTTGGTTTGATTTTTGTAGTATCTCTTAATAGATATTTACCAACCGGCTTTAGCTGCGGTGGTTTCAGCTTGGAAAGCGCAACCTGGATCTAAGAAAAGCTCCAAGTGTTGTCCGTCTAATTCGCACCAGGTATTTATTGTTTTTGCGCCGCTTGTCCAGGGGCCGAAGTTCACAAGTTCTCGTTCGTTCCATACTGTGACAAGGTTTCCCTTGGCTGTGGTGAAAGTTCTATTTCTGAGAGTTTGAGTTTTTGTGGTTGATGTCATGTATATAAGTATACACGCAAGCAACAAGGTTACTACTTCAATTACAATGTTTCTTATATTTCTCCACGACCGATTTCTTTGATCGCTGAAACAATCTCGGCAGGTATTTCTGAATCAGAGCTAAGTAAATCACGTTCAAGCTCTCTGGCCGCCTGAACCTCATACGCTTTCGTGAAGACGTATCTGTCCCCGGATGGGTTATGCGACTCGCAAAGGGCCGTATAGCCGCCACACGCTCGAATCGCTGAGCGTGTTAGTACAGTGAGTCCAGCGGTTCCGCCGCTTCTACCGTGCATCGAAATCCGTTGACATACGAAGGCCCAAGCTTCGCCGGAAGTTAACTCGTTCGAAGTCGTTAACGCTGCGGCACGAATAACAGAAACAGGCGGAAACCATTTCTCGGTCTGAATAACTTTATCTACTGCGGCCATAAGTAAATCGGGTTTAATGTCTGACAAGAAGTCGATATAAATATCGATCTGCTCATCCGGCATTTCTTTCCCGAATGCGATCGCAAGTTTAGCAATCCCAGTAATAGCAACACGACGGCGGTTGAGTTCGAATTCATCCATTAGTTAAACCTCGTGTGTCTGCGTAGTTTTTGAAACGGTCAATACTGCTTTTAGTACTAATAGCAGAAACAGATTCGTCCAACCAACGGTGATCCCTTAACCATCGTTCAGGATCTTTACGATACTTTGCTTCTGTACTAATTCTCTGAGATTTAGCGGCACGAATTACAAGCTCTGCGGTCGCTTCATCTTTAACGTTTTTATTCCACTGATCTTGAGCTTTTTTCTTGCCAACTTTTTTGTCGTACTCGATCCAGAAAAGTTCGAAACACTCATTTGTTTTATAGTTCTTTGTATCTAGTTCTAAATGGGTATAGTTCTGGGCCTCAAGGGTGACGCTACCCCTGGCCTCACGGTTGGAGCTAGGTGGCCTTACAGGTGAGGCTACCCTCGGCTCGATAACTCGTAGAGTATAAAGATTACTGCGGTTTACTTTCGTCCCGATTTTAGTCGTATCGATCCGATGCTCTACAGATACTGCGTTAATCTTTTGAAGCTCTTTCATAAAACGGTCAACCGATTGAACCGAAAGATTTAACCGTTTAGCTAACGTTCCTCGGCTCGGCCATGCGACACGCTTCTTGTTCGTATAGGTAGCAAGGACGCAGTAAAGTCTTATAGCTCCGTTAGAGATATCTGCGTCAAGAATCCATTCGGGCAGAATTGCGAACGGTCCGAGTTCATTTGTTATTTCACTGCTATCATTTGTCATAGTTATCACTTAGTTTCTTTCTGGCGAGAGATTCTGAATTAGTCCACCGGCTTAAAAAACCGGTGGACTTTTTATCTTAGTCAGATTCAGGGACAAGGGCTGGTATTTCCGGTTCAACAATTATTTCAGCGTCAACAGCTAGAAGATTCTGTAAATCCTCTTCGCTGATTCCGTTCGATCCTCGGTCTTCCCAAAGTTCAATAGCTTGCTCTTTTCCGAAGGCATTAACTAACTCTGTTTTTGCTTTAGCTGCCGAGATTAGCGGCACTCCTTCCGGGCCGACATCTGCTCCTAGCTCTTCGCTAACATATCCGGCGCCGAGAACTACATCAGAAAAAAGGTTGCGACAAAGCTTAGAAACTGCTCGCCATGTCAACATCGATTCTTCGTATTGCTTCCAGTTCTTTTTTCCAGCTAACCCGGCAGCAGAAGCGTCAGCCAAACTAAAGCTCGCTGAGTGCTCGTCGCCAGTATCGACACGTTTTCCGATAGCTGTAGCAATCCCATTACCATTCTCGATAGTAACGCTGTGACCGGCTTGACGTACTAACCCAAGCATCGCCTCAGGCTTCATACTGGCTGAACCTTCAATAACGTGAAAATTACGCATTGATGCCATTACGTCCCAACCGAAAGCTCTACCTGCAAGACCAGCGGCCACGATGTCCGCGTCGTTCCTTCTATAAGCAGCAGGAATGATCTTACTTTGCGCCAAAATTCCGGCCTGACGCATAATTAAATCAAAATATCTTGAGTCGTCAGCCCTAGCTATCTGTCTTTCTTCTTGAATCTGGATATCGGTCATAATGTGTTCGCTCTCTCAATCGTTACGGTGTAGTTGGTTTTTTTGTCAGAGTATTCGTTAGGGTCGACACCAATCTTTTTCAGTTCGGTCCATCTTGGTTCCATACGGAAAACCTTTTTGAATAACACTACTTTGGCGGTGTCGTAGTCAAGCAGTTCGCCGGAGCCGTCAGGGTTCAAACGGTTGTCTTGGGCTGCGGTCGCACGCTCTACCGCTCGGATTAGATCGTCTCGATCAAACTCCCGAGTCACAGAAACCCGAGGTGTGCAAACTGTTGGCCCTTGATCGGTGTCTACGATTACGGGTTTACTTTTGCCGTTTGTGCTTTCCATTAATCGCCTCGATAGCTCGCTACCTTGACTACTCGCAATATTTCGTAACGCTGTTGATGCTTCTTTCCACTCGGGAATTAAAGGAATAACTGTTGGGTTAGACACTTCTAATCTGTCTAGTAGTTTTGCTAATTCTGTTATCGCAGTTGTTGCGGCGGCGGCTATCTCGTTTTGTGTTGCGTCGTTGGCGAGATTTAATGCGGCGGCAGCGTTAGCGATAGGTTTCCAATGGAAATCTTGCTGGTTTGCCATGTGCTTTTTCTCCTCTTATTATTTGCGGGCTTGCAGGATTACAAACTCGTCGTCGTGTTTCTGATTCATATGAATTTTTACGGTTATATCGTGTCGTCGGCCCCAGGAATATGCGGCTTGCTTAAACGATTCAGTTGTACAGTCGTAATCGACGTGCTGTCTAAGTTTCCAGATTTGACCATCTAGCCATTGAGTCCAGGGATACTTTCCGTGTAAACCCGTTGACGCAAAATCATGCTGTTCTAATACTTCGGCCATACGGCCTCCTTTGTTCTTATGTATACGTGTTAAGAAGTGTACACGACATAAATAGTGTTTGCTTAATTATTTAATCAAATAAATATTAATGATCGTGGATTGTTGCTCTTCGGTAGTGTATGCTAGATACCAGATAAGATACCTGTCGATCACATTGGAGTAAAAAATGGCATTTGATAACACAGTTTCAGTAGTTGGGAATCTAACAAGAGATCCTGAACTAAGATTTACTAATACAGGTTTAGCGGTGGCAAGTTTCGGTGTCGCTTGGAATCAGAAATCGCAGAACGGGGAAGACAAAGCACACTTCTTCGATGTGGATGTTTGGCGGGAACTAGCTGAGAACTGTGCGGAATCGTTTAGCAAGGGTGACCGTGTATATGTGTTCGGCCGTCTCAACTGGTCGACTTGGAACGCTACTGACGGCACACAAAAATCGAAAGTCAGTATCACGGCTGAGGACGTGGGACTTTCTGCGAAATGGGTGAACGTCTCGGCAGGCCCAAAAAAGGAACGGAACGCAGCGCCTAATAATCATGCTTCGTTGCCGGGACGTGATCAGAAGAACGAAGAACCGTTCTAGAGATGTATCCCTGGATCGTTGAGCTACACGGCGAGAGGCCGTGGACTTCTAACGCTGAACGTCGTTGGCATCATATGGAAAGGGCGAGAAGGGTGAAAGACATGCGGGAATCGTTTGGGTGGATGGCAAAAGCGCAGGGCTTTCCGAAGTTCAAAACTGTTCACGTTACGGCTACACCTTTAGCGAAGAACCGAAAGAACATGATGGACGTTGGTGCTTGCTTCCCCGCTGTGAAAGCTGCGATCGATGGCCTAGTTGATGTTGGTGTGTTACCGGATGACGATCCCCGCTATGTGCAGTCGTTAAAGTTTAATGCCACTGAGGTCGCTGACGTTGACGGCTTGCGGCTAGAAATTGTGGAAGCCTGATGGCCGGTCCGATATATCCCGTAGATATCGAAAAAGCGTTGATTGAACTTAGCGGACGTTTAGAGGAAGAGGTTGAAATCTTCGCTGAGATTTCTTTGCAACGAGCGGAAGCCGAATCGGAATACAAACGCCAGTATCACCGAACTATTATCCAAATGAGCGATGGCACAGTTACTCAGAAAGAATCTATGGCGCAAGTGAAAAGCGCTGTCGCTTTCCGGGAGTGGAAAATTTCGGA